ATGGGAATTTTCTTTTTAGTTTTGCTGTTTTGGTTTTCTGCCCTGTTGTTGTTCATTGTCCACGGTGTGACGAGATCGAGGCGATCTTTCAAACAAAAATACAATGACCCTCTAATCGGGCGCGATGTCGCATTTGAATATAAACTCACTCATGACCAACGACGACAATATGAAGGAGTTATAACTGGAACCTACATCAGCGACATTGGTAAATACATTGTTTGTGAAATAGAGCCCGACCGAACCGAGTTGACCTTTAATATTTCTAACGTAGTAAGTATTGAGGACTTCAAGTATGACGCAAGTTATAGTGCCGAGAAAGCACGGCGGTGGCTCGACAGTCAGATTTAGCTGCTTCCTGCACCAGAGTTACCAGCTTTCATGGCTCGAAAGGTCCGAGCTGCGATCAGTGCAAGCGCTGGATCATACCCGGCAGCGATTGCTGCACTCTGCTGCGTATTGACGGCAAGCCTACGGCCTTTGCGAATGGCGAATATGCCCACGGTTTTTTTGCTTTTTCATACCTCGGTTTTAATTCGATCTCGAACTTACGGCAATATTTTTAAAAATACATATTCGGTTTATTGAATAGGCAAACTAGCCGTGTGAATCTCTGGTTCAGATATTCGTTTTGAGTTTATGAACAGAGGCCCGATTGATGGATATCCAAGGCTGCAAACTAGTTCAGACCTGCTCTACTTATCCAGAACAGTATGATGTCTTTAAGGGCAAAGTGCAGATTGGATATCTGCGACTGCGATATGGCGAGTTCACGGCGGAGTATCCCGACTGCGACGGCGAAACTGTCTACACAGCAGAGCCGGAGGGCGACGGCTATTTCATGGATAGCGAGCGTGACTTTTATTTGGAGAAGGCCGTCTGCGCCCTTCTCAGCAAGTGTGAACATTAGAGGCCCGATAGATGGCTGGTGACTACATGATCCATGCGCAAGGTAAAGCGCCATCGGTCGCGTCATGAAACTCGCAGGCAAACCACGATCACGGCAGTGGGTCGCGCTTGCGCGTAGGCAACAATGGTCCGGTCCGGATAACAAAGCGCAGTTTGCGACCAAAAGAGAAGCTGAGACCTGGCTACTCGAACAAGCAGAGGCTGCGAATTTCCATTTCGCAGAAAGCTGATAACAAAAAACAGAAAGTAGAGGCCCCTCGCCTTTCCCACATTTAACCCCGCTCCAGCTCCAGCATCCTGTTTGGGTAAGATTGGAGCCGGGTTATGTCAGATCCTCATTTGCTTGAACGCAGCGCGCGCCAAAGCGCACCGACCTCCTTTGATGGTGTTACACGAGCCTTCGGGCCGTTTGACTTCCAGATCTATGATCCGGCTGATGTGGCCGTGGAAACGCGGGAAATTGGCGCTGTGAACTGGTTGCCGGCAACCGGTGTGACAATCCAAAAAGGCGCGGCGGATCCGGACTATTTTTCTATTCGTTTCGATGACGCGCAGCCGGCAACCCACGAGTTTCGCGTGCGCGGCAAGCGGGTGCATGAGCGCTCTGCCAGCCTCTACAGCGGCAAGGGATTGAGCGTTGCAGCGCTTTCCCGAGAGCTGCAACAATCGGCCATGGTCATGCAGGAAGTGCGCCGGGATGTTAATAGCGTCAACTTGGAAGAAGCTGCGGAAATAGTCTTTCTTGCGCGGCAAGAAGCACAGGCGGCGCAGGAACATGCCTCTGATGCCTTGGAGGCCAGGCAAGGCATTGAAACTGCCCGCGACACGGCGAAAGCCTACGCGAACGCCCCCGAAGATACCGAAGTCGAGCCCGAGCCATACTCCAGCAATCATTATGCAGCCAAGGCGCAGAAGGCGGCAGGTGAAGTCGCAGGTGTTACGCAGGAAGTTGCGTCGCTGGTAGGTGAGACAGAAAAGCTAAAGCTGGCCGCGCCGTCGATTATCAAGACCATACCTGAAAACGACCGCTATCTTATCATTCCGATTGAGGATTACTTGCAGGGCAATTTGGCCGACATCGAGTTGGCGCTTTATGGATGGCTGCCCTCGATCAATAACCCGGAGATTGTGTTTCAGGTCAGCACGGACGGCGGTGCGAGCTGGGTCGCGTCAACGAGCTACACGAGTGCGTCCCTCTACGGCGCAAGCAATACAACGAACGCTAATACCCAACCAAACACGACTACATCAGGCCGCGTTTCGTACCGAGGGACCACATCGAGTTCAGCCAAGTGGGGTACTTTCGGGCACCTTAGGATTTTCCGAGATCTAAACCTGTTCACCATTCAGGGGCAGGTCGGGGAGTTTGATGAAACGGGGGTTTTGCGGGCGTGGCACCCTAACGTCCGTATCAGGGAACACACTGTAACGCATTGTCGGTTCTACTACGGAAGCAACGCTCTGTTTAGCGGGGCCAGCCGTTACTCCATCAAAAACAATCTGAGGCAGGTCTGATGCACAGTTTTGAGCTTCCAAATGGTGACCGGCGCACTGTGGACACCCTAGAGGTTTTGGGCGGCAACAAGTACCGCACGGCCAATCTCAAAGGTGAGCCGGTCGTTATCGACCCCGCCGATCCTGAAAGCCCGTACTTCGGCGCGATGTATCTGCCCGATGGGTTCCCGCCCGAGCCAGAACCAGCGCCAACAGAAGCGGATATTCGGACCAGTGCCGACGCCCGTGCACTTGCGCTTGCTGGCCAATATTCCGATGCAGAGCGGGAAACATGTCCGGTGCAAATTGCGGAAGCCGAAGCACTTGCGGCAAACCCAGAAGCCTACACGCCATTTTTGAACATGCGAGCTGAGAAGCGCGGCATGGATGCAGCGTCATTGGCAGAAATTGTTCGCCAAAGGCAGTCAGCCTACGCGGCAGCAATGGGGGCTATCTATGGGGCAATGAATCAAATCCTAGCCAATCCGCCCGCCACGGTTTTAGAAATGGAAGCCGATCCGCGCTGGCCAACTTTTCCGACCACCTGACACCTCGCAGTTAACCCCAGCGCCAGCCGCCTAGACTTGTGATCAAACAACCGGAGATCGCAAGATGGCGCTGAAAACTTTATTTTTTTCCTTGAGCATGTGCTGTTTCAGAGGGCGGGTATGTCATCACCCCAAAGACCCGGCGGGCAACAACCGGGGTGTCATCCAGCGCACCTATGACGCTCATCGTCGGCGCATGGGCTTGCCCGTCCAAAGCGTACGGCACATCACAGATGATGAAGTACGGGCCATCTACCGCGAGCAATATTGGAATGCGGTAGCGGGCGATCAACTCCCCGCCGGGGTTGATTATGCCGTGTTTGACTATGCGGTGAACTCCGGCCCACGGCGGGCCATCAAGGAATTGCAGCGGGTGGTTGGTGCCAAACCAGACGGGATTATCGGCAATGAAACCCTGAGCAAGGTTGGTGAAGCGGTAGAGGCGACTGTCATCGTCAACCTTTGCGAACAGCGGATGCGGTTTGTGCGTGGTCTGCGCCATTGGCCAATATTTGGCAAGGGATGGACAAGGCGCATCGTTGGGCAATTTGAGGGCGCGCAAGACGACGATACAGGCGTTCTGGATCGTGCGACACTTATGGCAAGGCGCGCGTTGCCAGCCAACAAGAATGTGCCTATCCCTGCGCCCAAGGCGGCTGCTCCCGGCAAGGCTCTAGAAGAAGATATCAGCGCCGTTACGGTTGCCTCCGAAGTTGCCAAGGATCCCAAGTGGCTCGGCATCCTTGGGGCTTTTGGATCCACGCTTGCGACGGTCGCAACAAGTTCTGGTCCCATCGCCTGGGCGGTGGCTGCGGTGCTGATCGGTGGCGGGATCTATCTTGTCTATCGCACTGAGCGCGGGCAGCTCACTACATGATTGCTCGGCTCGTTTCCTTCTTCACCGGTTGGAAAGCCAAGCTCTTGGCTCTCAGTGCCATTCTGGCGGCTCTGGGGGCGGTTTTGGCGCGTGTCTACCTTTTGGGAAAGGCAGCTACTCAGCAGGCGGCAGAAAGGACTGCAATCAAAGCCATGCGCAGACGCAAGGAAGTGGATGATGAAGTTTCCGCCATGGATCACTCCGATCTTGATGAGCACTTTTCTAAGTACATGCGCGACCGCGAGTAACTTCTGCGATTTTGCAAATCCCATTCGGCCATCTGTGCATGATGTTGTGACGGATGGGACCAAGCGGCAAATCGTCAAGCTAAACGAATTTGGTATCCGCGAATGCGGTTGGGAGTTTTAAGCAATGGCTGAACAGAAAGCGCGTTTGATCCAGCCGGGGATCTCGGTCGGTAACGTGGTCACAATCCTGATCATGCTGTGTTCGCTGGCTCTCGGGTGGGGCCGCATGGAAAGCGCTCTCGGAGATCATGAGCGGCGCATTCTGGCAGGCGAAACAGAGCGGAAGGAAATGCGCAAAGCACAGAGCGACTTCTCGACGGGATTTGCAGAGCTGCGGGCTGACATGCGCCACGTTCTGACAGAGGTTTCCAGAATGCGCCAAACGGTGGAGCGGATTGAGTGTGAGCGGCGTCAATAGGCTTGCCTGCAATCAGAAATTCTTGTAGCGCGCAAAACCAAATGGCAAATTGCGCAAAACCAAATGGCATCCGATTACTGACGTATGATTGGAGTGTCTATACGAGAATAGTAGCTCAGGTAACTCAGATAATGACTTCAGGTTTCATTGCCTTTTTTGAGGTGAGCAAAATGTCACTCTTCCCCGTAGTTGAGTATGCTTTTTAGATTGTTATAGTCGATTGATTTGAAACCGGTTGTTTCACGCACTTCATCGAGGCTCTGGCGGTTTACTATTGCCGACAGCAATTCCATCTTTGAATTTAACTGACGAATTCGTTCAATAACGGCCGCCCTTTTTTCCTTCGTAAGAGATAGCTCTTCCGACTTCATTCCAACCGCGTTTAGTAGTCGGGGCGTATTGTAAGGGCCTGCTTGACCATAGTAAATCAGATGCTCGAGATCCTCATAGTTTGCCGATATATCAGCGAGGTAGGCTATAGAGTAATTCAATAGCCCGTCTATCAGGTCTGCTACCTGTTTCGGTATCCGCTCCTTGCCGTAAACGGAACGGAAGAAAACCTCCCAGTTTTTTAGTTCATCAAGCTGCCAAGTGTGAGGATCAAAAGGGTCCACATGTTCTCGATCGAACCGCTTCAAGACAGCTGAATATACGTTGTCATTTAGTTCACGTTGAACTTGAGCCATATCAACGGCGTTTCGAAACCGTATTTGTAGTTCCGCAACAGCTCCATTCGGAAACAACTGAGCGTATCTCTTCAGCTCCGACTTAGGAATTGATAGCCCTTTTGACCGCAATTGCAGCGCAAAGCGTGTTAAAAAAATTGAGGTTTTTGATTTGTTTCCGATAGCAATTTCGGGGGCTTCTAGTATCTGCTCTAAGCAGACTAAGGGGGCCTTATTCGAGAATCTTCTTATCCATTCCTTTCGCTGATTGCGAAAATAGATCTTCCGTTTGCTTGACAACCTTCCATTGTTTGATGCGGAAGTCACTGCGGCACGAAATTTCGAAACCCAGTATCTCGAACTCACAGGGATCTCTAAGAAAGCATTATCTACTATTTCTTCGTCTTCCCGCGGATCGTTGTAGGATTTTTTTAGGATACGTTCTCGAAGTGATAAAAATGCCTTGATTGTATTTTGAGCTAATTTCGGTTCGAATTTCTGTATTTGTTGGACTGACCAATTGGGATCAACGAAGTAAGAGTTGTTTCCTTCCAGCAACGGTACGCACGCAAAACTCCCAATATCGGTTCGAAGTAAATTTTGGTCCCGAACCTCCCCAATTAATACTTCGTATGCGCCTTCATCGAGTGAATAAAAATCGAGAATAAGAAATCTTGCATCTGTTTTGGGGACGAACAGCCTGTTGGAGCGATCTCGCTGGTAAACGGGCACAGTTACTGGGTAGGTAGAGCTTCCAAATTTAAGACAGCCGTAAAGCCGATACTTTTGGTGTACCATTACTCAAGACGTCCCAATTTTTTGTAAAGTTCAACCGTCAGTGAATAGATCTCAGCAACATAGTGTTCTGATTTTAGTGGGTACAAATCGTAGTGCTTTACATCAATTCCTAACTGTTTAAAGCAGCTTTTCACGTCGGCGTCGTCAAAATAAGGGCGAGGTACTATTGCCCCTATCAAGTTTTCTTGGAGTAGAACATCATTGGAGGTTTGCACCTCGATAGCAGCTGCCCGATCATCGCTTTTGCGTTCAAAATTTTGTTTGCAAAGTGCTTTAACGCACGCATGTTTAACATCAAGCCGCCTCCTTGCCCGTATTTGTTCTTCTGTTCTTGGCGTATGCGACATGTATTCTGCATCGCCTCCGAAGAAGACATCAATCAAGAGATCGAGAGCGTTAGGAACCGAAGAAATTTCGAATTCCTCTCTACCCAACTCAGTTAGATATTTGGGGTAGATGCCTCGGTCAAAGGCACCGCTATCAAATGGAAAAATGCGCGTGACCGCCGAAACACACGTACTTTCAAATATAAGCGAAATTGGTAGCTGCCAATCTTCAGGATCTTCATAAACCCTACGAAAGGCAGGGCGACCATAAAAAAAATAGGCAAGATTCTCTGACGTAAATGTATCACATTCACTAACTGAGACCTTACCCTCGTCAAGGATATACAACATTTGATTTGCTGTAGTTGAATGCACGAACGGTAATGATGCGCTGTTATTCGAACTGGATCCGGATAGAAAATCAGACAGTGATATCGGTCGTAAACTTGACATTTGTTTGTACCAAAATTTCCAATTCAATCAATTTGTGAAGAGAAGCGACTTAGAAGCAGACGCGCCGTTTTCCAAGTTGATAAAAATATTCAGAGCCTAAACATGTGCAGTAGTGGTGTCAGTTTTCGAATTGATGACACTAATACAGCAACAATCGTCAACATCACAGGGAGCACCCATAGTGAATATTTATTTGACGTGAATTTGCCTGTCATGGCGGAACCTCGTAAAAGAGATGTTCATTGCACAACAATTTGTACATCCGGCTGACATGATCGAACAACCCGCTACAGGGTTCCAAGTTGCGTCTGTCCACTCGATCTGTGTTTCGGCCATCTCAATCAATTCCGAGTTAGTGACAATAGTTGAATCGGCTAACACCTAACTGCTTTTGGTCGAAAAACCGTGCCTTCAAATTTCAAAGTACTCATCCATAATAAAATCCTTGAAGGCAAGAAGATACTCACGGGCTGTTTATCAGGCCACCCGTACTCCTATTCCCTGACCCTTTCGCATTCGGCCTCAGTCGTGTAGCCACTCGTGCTGATCTGATGGACCGCCCTTTGAACGGTCCAGTCTCCACCGATCTCGGGAACAAGCGCCGGGACGGTCAGCTTGCTCTCGGCGAGGATTGCCGTGTTGCCGACATCGGTCACCTTCAGCCGTTCCCCTGATGCATTGCCATCCTTGAGGGCAGCCTTGGCTGCCCGTTCGGCCTCGTCCTTCGTGGCATAGGATTTGGTGAGCGTTTTTTGCGGCGAGCCGGACCCAACAACGACTTCCTGTCGCTTGGCAGCCTCCTGATCGTGCCAGGTCGCCTTGACGGATTTGTAATTCTCCCGCTCTCCGGCCTCATATTCATATGAGATCGTTCGGGGCAGCTCGATCGCGGGCAGCTGAATGCCGCTGGCCGTCTTGGTGGTTCCTCGATCGACAAAAAGCAGATCCTTGTCCGAGATCTTGAACGTTGCCCCGACATCCCCGGCAAGCCGGGTCAGGAAGTTCATGTCGCTTTCCTGTGTCTGGTCGATATGGGGGATCGTGATCGATCCGATCGATCCGGAGACACGCGGTGTGAGGCCGTTGCGTCCGGCCACCTCCTGGACGATCGCATTGACCGTCTTGCGGTCATAGGATTTCGTGCGCTGTTCTTTTAAGGACCCGGACATGTCGGCAGCTGTACCGGTCAGGCGCATTGTGTGACCGGATGTCGAGCCGCTGGAGCCCGGCTTGTCCAGGAAGAACATACCAAGGCTTTCCCGGCCTGTTTCCAAATACCCAAATTCGCCAATGATCTCCGCTCCCACCGGTGGTAGGGCCATGGACGGATCGCGGACGATGGTGAACTCGATGGTGTCAGCTTCATTACCGGAATTGTCAGTAATTGTGGCCGAGATCAGCCGCCCGAATCCTGCCTTGTTCAAGGCCGCTGATGAGACAGGTTTACCATCAATGGAGATCAGCCAATCCGGTGTCATGGTCAGTCCCTCAACCGGATCCGGCGCGTCTGATTAACAGGCTCTTTAATGGCCGATAAATCAGGAAGCGTGACGACGGTGCCAAGTGGCAAGACTTGCCCGTGCGCGGCAAGGCCCTTGTTCTCGGGCAGTTCCAGTGTGGCATCGATAAGACCACGATCCTGCCGCTTGAACACATCGAAGATGATGCTCTCGATCGTGTCGCCCTGTTTGGCTCTTACAGTGGTCAGAACGGCCATCCGCCTATGCCCCCTGTATATTTGGAAAGGTAGATTTCATATTCGATCGCCCCGGGAATACCCCATTCCTCGATGAGGGTGTCGCGCTTGTGGATTTGCTCCACGCACCAAAGGCCGAAAACCGTCCCCGAACCGGAGAGGAAGACCAGTGGAACGCCGAGACCTGCAACTTTCGCAAGGCGGTCGATCTTCCATGTTCCAGATGGCTGGATTTCAGGCCAAACGCCGCCAATGATGGACAGTTCTTCGTCCCCTTTGCCCATCCACTGTTTGACAGGCGGGGAGCCAATCGGATCAGGTTTTGCCCATTTGAAATTCCAGGTGTGCTCCAGCTCTTCATAAGAGCCGATGGACGGGGCAAACAGGAACATGCCAAGGGCAGCAAGCGGCCTACTCATTTGCGTCCCCCTTCCAGCCCTTGAAGAAGATCGCCGCCTGAATAATCACATTCACCGGCGCAAATCTCGACGTGAATGTCTGTCAGATCGAGTATTGCCATCAAATGTGCGCCGACAAGTACACCGAACCAGAACGAACGTCTCTTGGTCTGCTTACAGGTCTCACAGCTCATGAGTCGCTCAAGCTCCCCTGCAACTTGCGCTCAAGCTCGCGGAAAAGATCGTCTACAACCTGTCGAGCGGATGGATTTTGGCCGCTCATATCGAGTTTGATCTCAAACGTCGCTGACTCGATCACCACACCCCGATTTGTCCCGCCTGGTTGCTGGGCACCGGGTGTTGCCGCACCACCCCGTGCTCCGGCTGCTTCCAGTTTGGGCAGAAGGGGTGGCGCCGACTTTGCAGCTGCTGCACTGAGCGGAACTGCGGCGACCTTACGGACCTTTGACGACAGGCGCGCCATTTCCCGAAGCTGGCCGTGATGGGCGATGAAATCCCCTTTACTGGCATAGTGAAGCTCCGGACCTCGTTCACCAACGAGCTGAAGGCCGGTTGCCCGAACGGTGCCACCATTGGCATAGGAGCCGACACCAGTGGAGAATTTGGCGGTATTGTCATTTGCGGCCTTTGCAACATCCGACTTTGCAGCCTCGCCACCACCTCCACCGAGTATGGGCGGCCAGCTGATAATGTCGGTCAAATCGATGTTGCCGATCGCCGAGACAACCCGCGACGGGATGCTCTTCAGGTAGCCCACGAACTCGTTGAACTTCGCAGCCGCCCCGTCCCATAGAGACTGGATTGCCTGACGGCCCTTGTCTGACAGGCTGACTTCCGGGATCCACGTTGACCAGTCGAGAATCGAGAACTTGTCCGACCAGCTGAAGGACGGGATATATTCATCCCAGCCGAGCGGCTTGATCAGCAAATGCCAGAGCAGCTCACCTGCCAGCAGGGCCCAGCCGATACCGGGGATCAGGCGCGCGGTCCATTTGAGCGGCATGATCAAAAGACGCCACGAGAGCTTGGGCAGGAATGACAGCCATTTGATCGCTGTCAGGAATGTGCGCCAGGAGAGTTTGACCAGAACACTGGACCATCTGAAGGCTGACACGATACCGCGCCATGACAGCTTGGTCAGGAAGGCTGCCCACTTCAAGGGCGTAATGAAGGCGCGCCATGCAAATTTCAGCAGATAGGCTCCCCATTTCAGGGGGAAGATAAACGAGCGCCACAACAGCTTGGGGATCAGCCGCGCCCACTTGAGCGGCTTGAGTTTCGACAGGAGACCGAACGCCCGGCCCATGAGACCGATTGACCTGCCTGCCCCAAAGGCGCGGGCCCCGAGCATGAACATGCCAAATCTAAGTCCACCGGTCAGGATCGTGGCCGTTCCCAAAAAGGCAAGCAATGTTCCACCAACCAACAAGAGACCGGTGATCGCAATGGCAGAAAAGCCGATGGCCTTTGTGAGGCTCGGATGATCCTTCAGCCAGGCCGCGACAGATCGGGCTGCATTGGTCAGGTATTGGGTGACGGATCGAAGGACCGGATCCAGCTCCTCGCCGATGGTGAGGGCCAGTTCGCTCATGGCAGACTGGAAACTCTTCCAGTCACCCGACAGGTTGTCACCCATTTCGGTGGCGACTCTTTCCGCCTCTCCGTTGGCAACCGACAAATCACCAAGAAGCTGTTTGAAGATCGCAAATCCTTTTTCATCGGCAAGTGCAGAGAAAGCCGAACCGGCTTCTACACCGATAATGTCCTTGAAGATCTCCTTCCGATCGGCGGTGCCCATTTTCTCGGTCGCTTTGGCGATCTCCAGAATCAGCTCCGGTACCGGGCGCAGATTGCCCTTCAAGTCCTTGGTCTGGACGCCAATCTTCTTGAGGGCCTTTTCCCCGGCTGTGGTTGGAGCGGCCAAGCGCTGATAGATACCGCGCAAGGATGTGCCCGCCTGCGAGCCCTGAATACCGACATTGCCGAGAAGTCCAGCCATGGCGGCGGTCTCTTCCAGTGAGACACCAAGCGCCTTGGCTTCCGGTGCAACGTATTTCATGCTCTCGCCAAGCATGGTCAGGTCTACATTTGCGCGTGTCGTCGTGGCTGTCAGAACATCTGCAACGCGCAACATGTCAGACGGTTCCAACCCAAAGCCACTTAGAATATTGGACGAGATGTCGGATGTTGCCGCCAGATCCGTCTTTGTTGCCTTGGCAAGGTTCAAAATGTCTTTGATCGACGTGTCAATTGCAGGTGCCTTAAATCCGGCCATAGCGAGGTACTGCATGCCTTGCCCGACTTCCAAGGCCGAATAACTGGTTGTTGCCCCAAGCTCGCGGGCTTTGCCGGACAGGGCCTTATACTGGTCGCTGCCCTGTTTGACGCGGGCAACAGCGGCAACGGCGTCCATCTGTTCTTCAAAGGACGCATATTGAGTGATAACGGATTCAACGGGCCGTTTCAGCTGGTAGCCAGCGACAGCCGCGCCAGCACCGCCCACAGCCATGGCCCCGCCAATCCCCGCCAATCGGTCTCGCTGATCGCGGCGTCGTTCCGTCAGCCGGTTTAGTGCCTGTTGGCGGCGCTCCACTCTTTGAAGCTCGGCGCGCTGGCGTGACAATGCTTCAGTGGCCTTGTCAATATTGGTGCTCGCTGTCCGTTGGGCAGATCCAAGATCCTTTGTCGAGACACCGGCCTGCTTCAGGCTGCGCCTGGCGTTCTCCAGCTGCCTGTTCTGGTTTTGCAAACTCGTCTTTAGGTTTTTCGCCTTGCGCTTCAGGGCATCGAATTCCCTGCCACTGGCCTTTCCCTCTTTCGCAAGTGCTGCCAATCTCGATTGGGTTTCCTTCAGCCCTTCTGCTGTTCGACCGCTTTGCTGTTTGAGGGATCTAAAGCGGCCAATGAGTTCGTTCTGGGAGGTGGCCGTGCGTAGGGTCTGACGCGCATGATCAGCAGAAATCTGACTGGTCTTTTGAAGGCTACGGCCAAACTTGTCGGACTCAGCTCCCGATTGCCGGAACGACCGACGCATGCGTCCAGCTTCCCCTTCAAGATCACGCAAGTCCTTTCGAACCTTACCTGCTGTTCTCGACAGGCGGTTTTTCAGGGCAAGGACCACTTGGGCTCTGAGGTTAGTCGCTGACATTGCCTGCCTTCTTCATGGCGTCCAGTCGTTCCTTCAAGAGCTTTCGAGCATCCAGCCAGTGGACATAAAGCTCGGACCAGGGCATCGCCTTCAGATCGCCGATCGGCCAGCTGAAGGCAGCCGTGATTTCATAAAAGACCTGATTCAGGTTTTCTGGGCGCTGGCTTTGGAACTCTCCGCCTGCGTCGAGGAAACTGGCGAGGCTGGTGTGCTCGGTGATGTCTTCACCGTCACCATCTCGTCCACATTCACATGTTCCAAAAAACCGCCGAACCCATTGGCAAGGGCCTGCAAGTTGCTGAACCCCATCTCCTTGATCTGGGCATCGGAAATATATGGGCTGGCAATGCGGGGTACGACCTGTTGCAGGGCGCGCCGATTACCTTCCATCAGATCCATCGGCGTGAACCGGCCCAGATCCTTGCCGGTTGGTTCGCGGGTGTAGGTGATGGTTTTGATCTCAGAGCCGTTCACAGGAACAGGAGACGGCAGGGTGATTTCAACTTGGGTATTCATGGCTGAGTGTCCTGATTGTTATGGGCCAATTAACGGCCCGTTATCGGGGAGTAATTGGAAGAACTGCCAGCGGCCATATGCCAGCCCGGCAGCTCAATTCAGTTATGAGCGGCCAAGCGCGGCATTCGCTTCAGCGGTTTCGTCAAAGCCGTTCATGCGCACGATGTTGTTGCGAAGATCGATGTATTTGCGCTCTTTCCCGGCATACTCATGGCGGTAAAAGATGAGAGCGAATTCCAGTTTCAGCTCCAGATCCTCACCCGACTTCCACTCTTCATCGAAGTCCGGATTGAGACAGCGCCCCCGGATTTCGTGGACGACGGTCTCGGTGGTGCCTTCGAACTCATCGATGACGGCACCACGGGCAAAGAGCGCATGCTGACCGACCTTCTGTCCGACCAGCATGTCGAACAGCTTCGGTTCCATAGTGTTGAAGGTGAGTTCCATCTTCAGCTCTTCAAAGCCATGGGTTGTCACAAGTGGGCCGCGTGTCCCGCCCGGCCTGCGGCCCTCGTTCTTGCGCTTGATGGTGGGCTTGACGTTGCTGACGGTTCCCCCGAGATCTGCGTCATCGATCCAGACGGTGAAGTCAGATAGTTTCTTGCCGAATTCCATGGGATCAGGCTCCTACATCAGAAAGACTGGCGGTGAAGGATGTCCGGGCGGCGGCCAGAGACAGGAACTCTTCATAAAGTTCCGGCGTCCGGTAGCCCCAGATTTCAATGTCGTGGATGGGCGCGGCCTCAATGAACTTCAGCCGGTAGAACAAAATGCCTTCCGCGATCTGCTGGGGTGTGTTGAGATCTTCCGGCAGCTCAAACACAAATCCGTTGAGCGCACCCTTTTGCATCAACTCCAAACCGAAGTTGTGACCAAGAGAGCCTATATGGCGAACAGCCTGCAACTGCATCGGATGACCGATATAAAAGCGCAGGCCCTGTTCCAGGGCATCATAGAGCTTGTCGGCCACCCTGCGTCCGACAATGGTGCCGCCCATTTTGCGGGCCGGATCTGTTGAAAGACCGCCCCAGCTCCAAAACCCCTTGTCCCGGTAGAAGGTGGAGACCTGTGAGGCATTGAGGCGGCTTGCCTCTGCATTGGTGTCGGAGATCCGCCAATCAATCGGACGGGCCAAACCCTCCACTTCCAGGGGCTTGTTGTCATTTGACCACCAAAACCCCTTTTCCAAATCAAGGCTGGACTGAACACCGGCAATGATCGCCGAGCCTGGAATGGACAGAGTGTCAGCATGATCACTGTCAAATACCAAGCAATGCGGATCAACAAGCTGTAACCGATCGGAATTGTAGTTCTGACGGGCCGAGATGGCATCTTCCGTGGTCGTATTTGGTCCATCGGCAAAGACAAAGGATCGGATCCTTTGCGCAACATCGATGAGACCATTGATCACCGGATCAGCCTGGTCTCCGGGCATGGCATTGGCAAAGCCGGGTGCAATCAAGAGATCCGGTTCAAAATCATGTAGCGCCCGCACATTCAAGGCTGAATAGACACCGCTCTTGTCGATCGCATCCCCCAGGACAGCAGCCTTTTGTTGTGCTGGATCCTCTTTTTCCTCAACGCGAACAACAGCAATCTTGCCTGATTGGCGATCATATTGACGCCATGCGGCTTTCAAGGCCGCCTTCAACGTGCCATTGGTACCAAGGCTGTCGACCTTTGAAATGTCGCCTGCAATCACCTGAGGCACATTGAGGGGCCACTTTTCGGCGTCCGCATCGGGTGCGGTGCCAATCATGAAAATCTCACCGGCTTCACCAACGCGGATACGAGGCGTCGGTGCGGTCTGATCTGTGGCGAACACGCCGTGTCTATAATTTGTCGTCATGACGTTAGTCCTCTTTCAGGGCAACAAGGGGAACGTCCTGATCAAGCCAGGACTGGACGAGGCTGGTCGGAGTGTGAGCGGGGAAGTACGGGATCCGGGCGGTTATGTGCGCCTGGACACGGGCTGCAAATTCAGAACAGATGTAACCGCTGTTTGAGGGAGCTATCCCCATCCCGACACGAAGTGCATCCACGTAGGAATAAGGCTTTCCAAGCTTTGACAGAGCGGCGGTTTCTGCGTTCTCCGTCCAGCCCAGATCGCAATGAAGCCAGTCACATGGCAGACAGGTTGAAAGCGCCCGGATCTGAACGCCGCGTCCTTCCCGCGCTTCCAGTAAGAACACGCGCCCCCGAAACACCCAAGCAATACCGACATGGGTGTGACGCCCGCCCGTTACATGACGAATGATCCGCGAAACAAACCCTTCGCCCCTGAAGGCCATGAGGTCTCCTGACTTGATTAAAGGACGGGCGTCGCAATAGCGCATGGCCGTTACCCGTTATCCAGAGCGGCCTTACGAGCCAGCAAACCGGCGGCTGTTTCTACCGCCTGTTGTTTCAGCGCGTTCAAGACCTCTGCCAGCGCATCCGCATCAGAAGCCGCTTCAATGCGCTCTTGCGCTTGCTGACGCATATGTGTGACGGCAACGGTCACATCTTCAAAGAGATCCGAGCGAGATAGAATAACGTCCTTCAGCCCCGCCACCAGAGCAGCATCCCCTCCGGCCAGTTTCATGAGATAGGTGGCATCTTTGGGCAAAATGGCACCGCTCTGAATTGCGCGCGCTTCATTCTCCCGTTTCACAAACGTACTCTGTTCAGCTTCTGTGTATCCGGCGACGAATTGCGCTGCCAGCCGATCTGCCTCCGCCAGAACAGATTGAATGGCATCCAGTTTCAGGTCAGCCAGTGGAACTGGAGGAAGTTCGGCGATCAGGTCCTTTTCAACAGGAGAGCCCAATTGTTTGATAACAACCGGATTGCGTTCAAGGTCGAACCACGTCTCTCCCCGATGATCAGGAACCTCTTTCCATTGTGTGCCGGTAAAAACACGGGCAAAACCCTCCTTGATAGCGGGCGGCTTCAAGGTGGTCGCATGTTGTGGAACCAGAACCTTGTCCGGTTCCAGCGGGTTTTGACGCGCATTGGAAGTATGAACGAACTCACCAGTTTCTGGATGATAGTTATGGATATGGGTCATTGCAGCTCTCTTGTTCCATTCACTTCGTTGCAGACACAAAATTCGCGCCCACTTGCGTGACAGTTCCCTCAGTATTTGATGCAGATCATCACAGCGATATTGCGCGGCCGGGTTTCCGAACCGCCAAATCCACCAGTGGCGTGACCGGTGTTGTTGCCTGGTCGAACACCCGGCGTTGGTAAACTGGACATGCCGTAAGTAGAGGAATGCGGATAGCCGTAGGGGTGAGTGTGTGCCTCGATCATGTGGCTTTGAGGTGACCCCAACACCCGGTCTGAATCAACGCCCCGGCCATGATCCCAGCCTCTGAGGAACTCGCCGCGCAAATCGGGGATGTTGAACGTGTCGGCACCGTCGCCTGCGCCATAAGTCGTGCCGATGGCTGCGAACAAATCTGCATAGGCGGTCCGAGACAAAGCCGATCCGTCACACTCAAGAGTTCCCGGCGATGGTGTCGATCCTGCGCACAGAACCAGATCGCCTGCCGCCCCTGCATTGGCCTTGATAACTGGAATGAGTTTGTCGGCTGTCACCAGCACTTCATCACCGTTTACAACTTGCTCGGCGGTTCCAACATCTGGCAGTTTTTCGAACATGTGTGCAGGCAGCTTGTCAGCACAGACAAGAACGTTGTCACGTGCTGCAACTTGCTCGGCGGTTCCGATCTCCGGCAATTCAGCCCAAACCCTGTCAGGTAGAACATCTGCTGTTACCAGAACCTTCTGCTTCTGGCTCACTTCATCAGCTGTGCCAATTGCAGGCAGTTCTTCCATCTGATCCATCAGCTTTAGCCACTGATCCGTGGCGGCCTGGTGGGCATCGGCAGCAGCTGTCAAGCGCTCCAGCTGTGTTGCTACATCACTCATAAGGAAGTGCCTCCCGTGTTAAGCCCCATCAATCGGCGTTGGCGATTGTCCAGAACAACCTGATGGGTAAGGATTTCGGTAACGCGGGCAAAGCCAGCGATCAGCGCATCGCTTTGTGGTCCAAACTCTTCATGGATCTGGCGAATGCGGGGGATGTTGGTTTCATTGGCTGGATCTGCAAAGTGCTTATCCTGCGCCCAGGGAAGGTGCTGAGACAGGGTTTCTGGCGTCAGCCCTGTGACCGGCGATGTTTCAACCACCACATTCTCGGTATCGGAAAAGACCACCACGATCCGGAACGTGTTGTCGGAGAGGGACGCACTGTCCGGCCCGAACTTCGGGACCGGTTGGTCAAACCGGGAAAGCGCATAAAGAACGCCGTCCTCATCAAAGAGACCAATCTCCTGCGCGTAGAACGTCGCAACATCGGCAGCCACATAAAGATCGAACCAAACCGCGTTCGGCTCACCTGCCATAACGCCGGAGCCGGTAATCTGGCCCCGGTGGACTTCTGCCTGAAGCGTGGTTTCACCGCCAGCTGGATACCGGTTCCCGGACCCAAGCGCGATCTCGGTAAAGCGCACTGGCAGGTTCGCTGCCTTTTGGGCAGCTTCCTTGTTGCGTCCGGTAACAGTGACAATGGAATGACGGGCGGCCATGAATTACACCTCAAGGCTGGCTGTAAAGGTGCCGCCATAAAGACTGGCAATGGCGGGAAGAAGAACGGCTGGAACTGGTTCCGGATCATCGATTGGAAGCGCCGCCGTATACCGGGAGCCCGTCTGGACATAGGCTCCGAGATAGCTACCAACCTCGCGTTCAATTCCGAACCGGATGGCATAGTGACGGGATAGGGGTTTGGAACTGTTGATGGCGGCAATCACATCCGCCTTGAAGGCAACATCGGGAACCTGGAACACCTCGAACCGGCTGCTGCCCACAAAGGCCACGACATCAAACGTGCCGCGAGGTGCAGGTGGCTCGGCCTCAAACCACTCCACAATTTCAGGGCGGACAGACAAGGAAGCCATCGCTGTTTCCACCGCCTGAAGTGTGCCCTTGTAGATGTGAATCTCTTCGGCAAACTCCACGACTAGGCGCTTGGTCTCGATCGGCCACTTGTCGTTCCAATGGTCGACACTTTCCTCCCAGGCAAGGAAGGGCAGCTCCTCAACTGGACAATTCAAGGGAAGCGTTACAGTGGCAAGCGTTGCGATCGCGGCATCGAGCTGGGCAGAATATCCGACCGATGCAACGCGCCGCTCATGATCATCTGCGTAAGGGGGCAAGAGGCCAGCGTGGTTCGATAACTCAACCATCGATCACCTCCACCGACAATTCGACATCGATGTGAGCGGCTTCAAATTCGCCGATCTCGATTCCGGATCCGATCGGATTGCCATCGAGAAGCAGAATGACTTCGTGAACACCTGCCACCTGAAGCGAGGCGTGAAGCGCAGAAACCGGAAGCGATTTGGCGATCGAGCGGCGGCTTTCAAGATAGGTGTCGATATTCGCCTGTGCGGTCTCCTCGACCAGCTTCCAGGACGGCCCCGGAAACACCCGCAAGATGGCACTTAAAACATGATGACGAATGGTAGCCGACTGGACATTCACCCTGTCGGCAAGCGGCCTGCGGTTCTTTGCCGTGGTTGCTTCAACGACCATGGCGAGCAGCTCTTCAGCGGCAGTGCCATCTCCAGCTTCTGCCAGAATGGTAATCAGGACATCACACGGCTCCGGAGAGACTGCCGTTGCATCCGCAACACCTGGTACCGACAAGGCCCAAAAGACATAAGCCCCTTCAGGCCCAGCCGTTGAATAGCTTTCAGGGCCGAGCTGGATCCGACGACGATAGTCTTCATCACTTTCATAAACCGGTTCGCGCGGCGGGTTGGCTGTCGGATCGCCTGCATCCAGAACAAGGCGTTTGATCTTGCGACGGCGCGAAGCCCCGATGATATCGAGATCGGACCCGGTGGCGGTGGCAAGACGGGTTGCGCTGGCTGCTTCATTGATCCGTGTCCGGAGCAGACTTTCCACCCAGGCATCAGTGCCGAAATGCGCACGCACCGGCTCAAACTCGGTTTCATCTTCGAAGTCCGGATAAAGCTCTGCATACTTGTCGCGCTGGCGCTGTTGCAAGACATCGACATGAACCGGCTCAACCAGCTTGGGAGCCGGTAGCCCCGGCAACTCAATGATGTCGTCAAACCGGCTCAATGGATCAACTCCGACAGATCAAGAGGTTTCCCGGTTTCCCGGCTGGTTGCTTCCAGAGACAGTTTTCGGCGCCCGTCCGCGTCCCCATCGACAAAGAAGATCCGGGTCAGCTCACAGCGCTTTTCATGGGTGGTAATTGCCCCGGCGATGGCGGCGCAAATGGCAAGCTCGTAAAGCGCGGTGCCGGGAACACCGATGGCCTACGGCAGGGAACAGGCAAGCTCGCGGCGCAAGATCAGGGAATGACGGGTCACGATCAGGCGGCGGATTGACTGGACAATCCGTGCATCACCGTAAAGCGGCTTTCCTGTTCTTGCGTCATAACCCGCCATTTACTTATGACCTTGGCTTTGAGGTTTTGGAGCCAGACGATCGGGACGAACTGTCCGATTTGGGTTCGCCAGCCTTGCTAACGTTCTGGTCAGAACGGCGTTTCAGGATCCCGTTCAAAACCGCAAACCGCGCCTGGGCCTCCGTCAGCTGAAGGCCGTTTTTCTGGACCTCTTCGTCCTTCGGATCGACCCACACGCCCTTGTGGTTGAATTTCTTCAAAACGTCATAGGTGTGTGTTTGAGGTTTGGTGGTCTCGCTCATAACGGAACTCCGGTTGGGGATGGGCCGGGCACAACATCCTTGTGCTTGTGGTCATGGCCGACATTCTTGGCGTTGTGGGTGAAGCTTGCGCCGGTCACATCGAACGCACCGTCGATCGTCACGTCGCCGACAAAGGCAAAGCCATTACCATCGATCGTGAGGGTCTTTCCTTCAGGAGAAATCAGCTTCAAGATGCCGGTATCGGTGGAGGCTGCGGGATCGGCATCGCTGGGAAGGCCGGGAAAGAACGTGCCCTGGGCCGGATCGCCGCCTGCGCAAAGGAGAATGCCTTGCGCTCCTGCTCCTGCCGGGGCATCTACCTTCCAGCCACCCGCTGACATGGAGGCTTGGGGAACTTCTCCGGAGACAAAGCCGGTATCGTCCTCAACGATCAGCTTGCCGTTCCTGTTTTCCTTCACCCGGACCCGGCGCACGACATTCGCCGTAACACGTTCCAGCTCGACAATGCGGGCGTTCATTTTTCGCAAAAGGTGATCAAGAGGCATCGGCAATCCCTCCCACTTGAGGCCCACCGCGAAGAGCATTGTCGCTGCCAAAAATATGGAAGCTTTGCGTCCACTCGATCGTCCAGAGGGTCGAACCCTTCCGGTCAAGGCTTTGCGAATAGTTGTTGGCAGCTGTCAGGTTCTTGGGAACGCTGGCCCCGGATATCCCGAACCGGTTGCCACCTTGCCCGGTAATGAAGTCCACCATCTCAAAGGCCGCGTCTGACAGATGAAGCGCCTGAGTGTTCCGTTTGTCCGGTGCCGGAATGAGGAACACCCCGAGACGAAGCGTGTGGATCGGGACGCCGTTTGCGTGTCTGGCGACCTCGACCAGGCGGCCAATGGCAACCAGTGCGCAGCCCTGATTAGGAACCGTATTGTTCACCAGCCACTGTTCGCTCAAGTGTCCGGGAGCAGCTTTGACCATCGCACCTTTGCGGAACAGGCCCGCTGCATCGATGGCGGCAACAATTGCGATCTGGATGGCGCTATAGGATCTGGGCTTCAGGAACTCCATCAAAGCAGCTCCCCAATAAAGCGAAGCGCCATGGCCTCATGTTCACGGCCATCACGATCACTAAGTCCCAGATAGGGCCGCGCCGGGATCGTGACAGACTGGGCAAAGACGGTTGCCCCACCTGCGGTGAACACCAGAACCTTGCCCTTTTTCGGCGTGATCGTGCCACCTTCCTGATGGATGGCAGCATAGACCAGCGCTGACCCCCAAGCGACTTCACTGCCGCCTGCAAGTTGGTGGTCAATGCTGTCGGCAAGCCCGCCTTCGCGAAACAACGTGGACGTGCCTTCCTTGTTCGCCTTCCAGGACGTGCCATCGGGAGCGGCCTTGTCCTCCTCGATCCGGCGTTTGGTCTGGCTTGCGCCGAGCGCGCCGTGACTGTCCAGCAACTCGCGCTGGTCAAGATCTGCAAGCCGCCCGATCGCTGCGATCGGTTGCTCAAAATCGAGTGTGGTGATGAAGTCGATCCCGGACATGGCTCACCAGTCCTTCAGGCTGTCGCGGGAGAACAGCTTTTCGCTGGACGTGAACTGGACATCAGCAGACGAGGCCGGGGATGTGCTGCCAGCCTCGCCGCCGCTGCTTGAAGCCACAGGCATGGGCAGGTCCGCCTTGCCCGCGCCGATGGCTTTCAGATAGTCGATCGAAGACTTGTAACGTGTCTCGATCTGTTCGCTGACCTGGTTGGCCGTGCGCGCCATATGGTAGGTGCCAATGGCAATGCAATGAACCTTCAGAACCCGAAGCGCACCCTCATGGCGAACCGGGATCGTGTAGCGGCTCGCAAGCCAACCATTCATTTCTTCAGAGGCAGCATCAAGCGCGTGGTCAACCGCAGCAATATCCGTCTCGCCGTCGCCGTCGAGATCGCCAATATAGGACTGGCTGTGTTCAGCCTTCAGCCAGTCGTCTGCCGTTGCATATGCCATTTTAAAGTGCCTCGTTGGATTAATGGCCGCTTAAATGCCGGTTAAATCAGCTGTCGTTCTTTGGCGGTGCCCACTTGGCGACAAGCTCGTTGCGCTTATCTTCCGAAAGCGAACCGAGCGCTGTCGTGACTTCCGCCTTGGTGACATCCCGGCCAAGACGCTTCTTCAATTCGCCAAGGTTCGGACTGCCGTCCTTGTTCAGATCCTTTTCCGGATCGAGTTCGAAGAACACAGCTTTCAAGGCTGCCTCCAGATGGGCGGCAGCTGCACCTGGTGTCGGTTCCGGCTCTGCCGATGGCTCCGCACGGCTCACCTTTTCAAAGCGCAGGGACAGGACCGGATCATCTTCCAGCTGCTTCAGCTGGGTTTCAGTCAGATCAGAGATTGCGATCGCAATGTCTTTTCCAGCCGGGAACTTACGGCCAATGCGCCAACGCTCGCGCGCGGCCTTGACCATGACGATCGAATTGGAAGGCGCGTTATCATCCATTGGAACTTTTTCCTTCAGTTCGAAGAGCTGCCCCTGCGGCCCAAACGCCACACATGAAGCCAATGAGGAGGCCGCAGAGGAATGTGAGAAAAACCAGCATCAAGGGTCTCAGTCGAGATAGGCGCTGACTTGGAGCTTGACGGCTCCCTTGAGGATGTTGTCGGATCCGTCCTGTTTGCGCGCCGTTTCCAGAAGCTCACGTGCCTTCCACTGGTTGGAAGACCCAACGACCAGGAGTGTCGGCCTGATGGCGAGCTTGCCGCCTTCATCGTTCTCAAGGGATGTCATGGCAGAGACAGCGGCCTTGAAGTTTTCCTCGTTCAGCTCCGCCCTGGAACCAAATGCCATCTGCCAGAAGCTGTAACCGGCATTCGCGCGCGCCTCGACCCCGTAGAGGAACTTGTTCTTCATAAAGACACGTTCAGAGCTGTTCGGGTCGATCAGCTGACTGAACTCGGGCTTTAGCCGCAACTGCCACACAATTGGCTTCACGGCCTGGCTGAGATCAAGGAGGAACCAGGCTGGGCCATTTCCGTCTTGCATGTTGGAAACGGTGCGACGTTTACCAGACTGTTCGGATCCAACCGGGTGGTCGGTGTCAAAGAAGTTCTGACCATCGTAGCAGGTGGTGGAGAACCCGGCTGAAAGCACCGGCCAGACCACCTCATCCGGCCAGCGGGAGACCGCCCGGCCCATTGCCTTGAAGCGACCGGCATAGACGCCGATATTGTCGTCCTGGATTTTGTACTTATCCACCTCGACGGTTGATTCAAACGGCTTGTTCCGGATCTTGTAGCTTTCGCCGGAGAGCTGTTTAATGACACGTTCGCCGATCCACTCACGAAGGGACGGCCAGTCACCCAGCCAACCATATTCGTTTTCCGAAGACGTTGACGGGATCTCGTCGGCGATCATGTTCCAGGTTGGCGTGTACTCTGTAAGGCCGTCCTGGTAATTCTTACGGAAGCCAACGCTCAAGGCGTTGAGGTTCTGTGCTGTGATATCCATGTCCCGCTTTCCTTAAAACTCGATCCAGACGCCGCCGTCCTGGACGTCACGCACGGTTCCCGCCTTCGACCGGGTGCCGCCGCCATCGGTTGCCGCGACCGTTTCATCGTCAACGATGAAGCAAGGCTGGTTGATTTGGACACGGGTGATCGGATCCGCGTCATCGATGACGAGGAAAAACCAGTCATCGCGCTCAACCAGAACACTGGTCTCCCCATCGGCCTTGCCGGAATTGTCGGCAGGCTTCTCGGCAATCCCGATCGCGGTCAGGCCAACGGCCTCATGGCCCGGTTTGGCAAGACCATTTTCCAGAACGACCAGAGCGCCACGGTGAATGACGCTTCCAGCTGCAACTGGAGCGGCGAGCTGGCGACCAGCCCGGCGATTGACATTCTTGGATGAAGACAGCATCAGTCAGCCCCTCCATTGTTCGAAGCGGCCTTCAGCTCCTTGGCATACTCCTCTTCGGGTATACCGAGCTGGCTGGCGATCGCCTTTTGATCTCGGGACAAGGTTGCCTTTTGGGCCGGATCCTTGTCTTCAAGGCCCGAACTGTCGGCAAGACTGGTCGACGCCGTTTTGCCAATAAAGTCCTGGAACGCTTTCAGGCCATCGGCGCTGGCTCGGCAGGTGGCAAGGTGATAATCCTTGGAGGCTGGTGTGATCTTGCCATCCTTGATGGCCTGATCGACAACGCTTTCGGCATCTTGAGCAAGGCGTTCCTTTGCAGAATTCTCAGCCTTTTCCAGATCGCCCTTTACCTTGTCGTAGTCCGCGCGCGGCACGAACTTTTGAAGATCGGGATGCTCGGCCCTGTTGAGAGCCTTGTCCCGATCTTCGGCAAGGCCGCCAACCTTGTCTAAAATGGCATTGTCGGACGCTTCATCCGCAAGGCCGAGCTTGCGGCACAGCGCCTTTCGCTGCTCCTTGTCCATGGAGGATGTTCCTTCACTGTCGTGGTGGGTGTCTAAGTCGACTGAGCGCTGAGACCGATTGAGCGCCGTCAGCTTCAGGTTTGGGTCAAGGGTCAGGGCCGCTGACGTCAGTTCCAGAAGATGACCGGACCGATTGAACCAGAATGCAGGTGAGATATGCCGGTACTCACGGCCCTCGACCTTGTTGCGACCAAGCTCGCTCCAGTCGGACTTGCCCCAGATCGATCCGCCGTCTCTGATTTCCAGCTCGGTGATGTGACCTGCAACATCAATTGCCCGCCCGTCCGGCTCACGTTCACTTGCGTGTTCAAAGTCGATGGGGAGTGGTGACGGGCGGGCGGCGAACCTGTCGATCAGCTTTTGCGGATTGTCATTGATCCATGTGCGGCCATCATATCCGACAATGGCCTGACCTGCTGGCAGCAACTCGATCCAGTCAGGAGCCTGACCGGAAGCGGTGCTGTTCAGGGCAAGACAGAGATTGCCGAGCTGGGTGGATTGATTTGCCATGAACGGGACTGTGCCCGCTCACCAACCCGCCATCTATGGTGACACATGTCACCAAAGGGATGAGATCACGATGAAGATATGGATCTGGAAGGCAGGGAAAGTTCAAGCCGTGATCGGCGAATCTTCGTCCAATCTGCCCCAAAAGTGGTCCCGATTGCAATCGGGCCTCTAACAAACACCATAACAGCGCCAGTTAAGGGGGTAGTAAATAGGCAGAATGCGCGAGAAGGAAAATTTCGGGGCTTCGTAGCCAATTGCCCTTCGATGCGCCTCAGTGGCCGTTTTTTAAGGTCGCGCTCCCATGTGCAGGATTGGAAGGATAAGCATGCATGTGGCAAAGGGACGATAATCCTGTTATAAAGGTCTTGCGGTCGTGCAAATCGATGGTGGCCTCGAAGCCACGGAAGATGTCGTTGTCCTTCCCTCGACCGTCTTAATCTCCCTGCCACAATCCGTATCTCTTGATGTGCTGCTTCCGTCGTCCAGGGCTTGCCTGGAACAGTGTTGCAACATAGAGGAAGCCGTCTGCGCTCTTTCGGACAACCGCCCGCCATGTCAGGCCATCAATGCGGGACCAGAAATTGAGCCCGAGATTTTCGGCCCGCCGATCGGTCACCTCTTCACGATCCAGTATCTTCTGCACATGGGCAAAACGGGACAAGTCAATGCGATCATGTTTGCCAAGCTTCGCGCGGATCGTATCGCTGGACACAACGACAAGGGCAGATGGCGAACCAAGCTTTTGTGCAAGCTCCGGCACAAAAGCCACCGGCAAATGAACCCGTTCCCTCATCTTCGAATAGGCCAAGGGGGCATCGCTCTCCCATAATTCCGATATCACTTGCTGCGCAACGCCAGGGTCATTGGTGCCTGTTTCGGCAAGGCGGGCATTCAGGTGATTGACCAGGTTGCGGGCACGCGCCTTGCCGGGATTGGAGTTCCAGCCCGGATCAATCCCCACCGGGACTTTCTCAACTTCGCCGGTCCGGGAATTCGTAACCTCCCGATAGTCAATCTCCAGCTCGTCCGACACGCCGCCAAGTTCTTCAGCTTCTGATCCTGTTATCTGCCGGATCCAGCATTTGCAGCCCCAGCCATTTGGCGGAAACCATTCATTCCAGATTGGATCGTCGACCGGGCGGATCGTACCTTCACGCGCCACATGATGGGGACGGTGCCGCTCACTCGGGCCAAGACGATAGACAAAATAGGGTAACGCCCGTTTGGTCCGCTGTGCCCGTTCCCAATGCCCCGCTGCTCTGGCAGACCTCAAGTTGGCCCAATAGATGGTCTTAAGACGGCGCGGGCTTCCAAGCTGGACAGGATAAGTCTGACCTGTGCGCGGATCCGTCATGGTCTTTTTGCCCCACCAACCCTGTTTTTGCAGGATTGGAGTCAGGTTCGCCTGGAATTCCTGAAGGGTCTGACCGGACTTGATCGCGTGATCTACGGCCTCACGGATTGAACTCAGGACATCGAGCCTGGTTGCCTTGGCAACCGTCAACGCAAAGGCGTGTTCTTCAGCGCTGATGTCCCGGTAATGAAATGCCGGTTTGAGAGCCTTTTGATCAAAGTACCGGGAGATCTCCGGTGCAGGCGTGGTTTTGAAGGAGTATCCGGCCATTCACCCGTCAATCCACTTGATCGCCCACACCGCGCGCCTTCATGCGGGCACGGTAAAGGGAAGCGGCAAGCTCAGCGTCATCCATCCGATCCGACATGTGTTCAAGCCCGTCGAGGATCTCCGCATAAGAGCCAGCTTCGGCAACCAGCTTTCGGATGGGAGCCAGTAGCGGATCCATCTGATCCTCCCAATTGGCCTGCTCATCAACGCCGATCTCGTTAAGCAGCTCATCAGCTGACTGACGGGTGTTGAGACCCTTTTCGATCGGCACCGTTGCAGCGTTCGTTTGCACCGCAGACAGCAAAACGTCTTTCTCACCAGGAGCCGAAAAACCAATCCGCTCGCGCACCTCTGCGGCAGAGACCTCAAGGCCAAGCGGGACAAGACGCTCAACCACCTGAGACAGGAGATCAAGATCTTCCGGCTCGGTAACAGGCAGGCTGCAATGGGGATAGCGCTGTTGCCGCCCGAAATTGATATCCACGAACGGGCGAATAATGTCCTTGTTAATCGTCGCTTCAAGATTGCGGGCATCGGCCTGTTTGATATCGAGGCGAACTTCATTGTGAACTTCCGCCTGTGACTTGGACGAGCCATTGTCAGCGGTCATGGTTTGGCCGAGAATGATCTTGGAGACCTGTTCGTCAAGATATCTGGCGAACTGACCAAAGACCGCTTCGCCGCCGCGCACCTGTGCCTGGACAAGTTCAATATCGGCGTTTTGGGAAACAATCCCGGCAGCATCGGACGCAATCCCGACCAAGGCCCGCATCAGGGACTTCTTGTCCTCATCGCTGGCTGAAGGATGGAACTTGCCGATCCGGATCGGCATTCCGAAAGTCTCGCAGAAGGAAGCCCAATCCTTGATCGTGTAGGACTTGAGGACAAACGACCAGACCGCAACACGGGCTAGAGCTGCCCGGATCGGCTTGCCGCTTTTCAGTTTCGGCATATGGGTGATGAACTTGCCCGGCTGCAACGCCAGACCCTCTTCATGATCGTCCGAGCGCTGCCGCAAACGCCGTCGGTGAATCTTGTCAAACTGGAAATGGCGCTGATCCTGCCAGATAAAGTCCCGTGGCATCCATGGCGTGGACGAGGTATCCCAGACCATCTCGATGACGGAAAATCCCTTGCCAAGCCCGTCAAGGGCGTCGTCCAGCATGTCAATAAAGTCAGGCTGGTCGATCAAAGCCTTGCAGGCAGCGGCAATTTCCCGATCACTGTCACTGGTCGTGCCCGCCTCGATCGTCATGGCGATCGAGGAGACTGCCCGCTTTCGGGTACCAAGCACGGACATGTAATGCGGCTCACGCTCCTCCATCTCTTCAGCCAAAGTGATGAAGTCCTCAAAATCCCCCTCAGATGCCCGTGACAAAATGCCTGGTAAGGCTTGGGGCTTCAAACCTGATGCCACCGATCCGTCGAACGGTTTGGAAAGTTGGCGCACCGTCGAAACACTGCTTTCGCTGGAGAGTGCCTTCGGGCTGACCCGCATTGGAACGCCGGTGCTGTCATAGATAACGGGAGCGGCCATTACCACAATCCTTCCCTTCGCGTTGGTATGGACCCAAAGCTGATTTCATCATCGTCATCTCGCCCAAGCCCGCTCAGCTGCCGGGTCATCTCGCCGCTGGAAATAAACTCGTAAGAAGGAAGATCCTGACGGCTGGCAAAATAGGCAAGCGCACCGGCAATGGCCGTGTCGCCGTGCCGGTCAAACCCATCCGATCCCTTGTTGCGATGATCATCCGGGACTTTGATGATCCCACCGACATAGGCGAGCGCCTGGTGATCGTTCAAAATGTCCTCATCTCGTGGAAGGATGAGGGTCCGGTCACCAAAAGCCTCGATGTAAGGCGGCATGTTGGTCAGGTACCATGACTGGCTCAGTTTGACTTCGACAATGGTCGCGCCATATCGCTGGGCCGCTTTTTCGGCAAGATACTGACCATTGCCAGTCGCATCCAGCGCCCCGCCTGAAAGCTTGGGAAGGCGGTCGCCAACATAATAAAGAACCTCGCGCTGCTGGTCGAACGGCACATTGCGCATCTCGACAATCAGCACACAGCGGCGAACCAGATCCCGGCCAATCTCAAAGACAACAATACTGGTCAGGTCACCCGATCGCGCAAAGTCTTCACCGAACACATGACGGCGCTCGGGATTGAGTTTTTTAAGGATCGGCAAAAGCTTGTCATTGCAAAAGACAATCTGTTCAGCGCGCCGGATACCAGGCGGTGCGCTTTTAAAGGCATCGGCCAATTTCCAGCGCACGACCGGAATGCCGCCTTCCATGCAGCTTTCGATCTGAACCCGTGTCAGGGCAGCCCCTTCCGCTTCTGCCGGGATCGCATCCAGCTCCTGGTGCATCTTGGATGTTCGGGTGCCATAGGCTTTGCGGATCCCGGCTTCCCAATCTTCTTCGGCCTTTTTGGACCAGACCCATCCCTTCATCCGGCAAAGACGCTTGTAGAGTCCGTTTTCAACCGCTGCCTTGAAGGGAATATGATGGACCTCAAAGAGGTTCTTTTTCGCCCGTGCTTCGCGGATCAATTCATTAAAAGGATTGAGAACACCGTTATGGGTGGAGATCACCCGGACCTTGCCGCCCCAGATAAGCAGCGCATTCACCGCATCAAGAACCTCGTGAACATCCTTGTGAAAGGCTGCTTCATCAATGACCACGACACCCTGAAGGCCGCGAATATTGGCAGGGCGTGAGGACAGAGCCTCGACCCGATAGCCTGATTTGAATCGGATACGGAAAGCAGAAACATGCCTTGAAGATCCATCGGCCTGCTGATCTTCAAAAACAAACTCTTCAATCTGAACGGCCTGCTTTGCGATCAGCTTGGCGAACTTGGCGACATAGCCGATGAACTCCCGGCCTTTCTCCTTGGTATCGCCAATATAGAGGACGTTATCCCCGCCATCTTCCCGGCTGGCAGCTGCAATCAAGGTATCGCCAAGGGCTTCGGCAAAGGTGATCCCGGTGCGCCGACCCTTTTCGGCGATCTTCATCCGGCTTTCATCGGCAAGCCAGTCGCGCTGGTGTTTCATCAAAACGCCGTCCGCGAAGGGATCGTCATCGGGAACATCTGCAACACCGGGCAGATCATCCGGCAAGTCGTCCGGGTTTCTGGAAATGGCCTCAAGGTCTGGGGTATCGTCAACCATTGTCCGGCAAGCCCAAAAACTCGGTTTTCAGTTCCTTGATCCGATTGGCACCCAGATTGAGTTCCTTGCCAACGGCCTCAATCATCTTCTTGCCCTTCTTGAACCCGGTGTCGGTACGGGCAAGACGCACTGTATGGGACACTTTCTCCGCAGCATTGGCCGAGCGCAGGGTTTCAGCCAGGTGTTTCAGATCCTTCGCATCCAGATTGCCCTTTTCAAGCGCGGTTAAAGCTGCGCTTTTCAGCGCATTGGAGATCAGGATCGTGGTGTTGTCCGGCTCGTCCGGATCAAGGCGCTCGGTAAAGGCAGCTGCAATGGCGCGCGTCCGCTCCAGCTCGCGGCTCAGCTTGGCAAGGCGAATGGAATAGCGGTTAAACACACCGTAACTGACAGGTTCAATGTCCCGCTCTTCAAGCCTTTCATTAAACTCGCGGTGGATGTCCGTCAGGTGCCGCTTGTGCGCGGCCATCTCTTCAGCTGCCCAGGCAACAATGTCATCGGCATCTTCCGGTAACAGATCGATCTTCGTCAGCCGACCACGGGCCGAGCGCCTGCGAAACCGCTTCGTGGTCTCGATCTCGCCGGAAGCATCAATGTCACCTTGCGCAGGGGTCGCCATTTAAATCAGCCCTCCGGAGATGGCCGCTGGATCCCCGGAATAACGGTCCGGCGTTCAACATGATCCTGCCCACGGCGGGTCAGGGTCGCAACCACGGTGGACCCTTGTTCCAGAACACGAACGGCACCTGCTTCATCCTGTAACCACGACAACTGAGCGCGCAGATAATCGAGGGACTTAAAGTGTCCAAACCGCTCAAGGTTCGCCAAAACCATGTCGCCGTTCAGCGAATAATCCGTTTCAGGGGCAAGGGCGCGCAGAATGATCAGTCGGATATTCTGATCGGCAAAATCCTTATAGCTACTCATTTGGACTTCTCCATCAGGTAGTCTTCAATACGCTTGTTTGTTCGCTGGATGCTTTTGATCTGTTCCAGAACCGTTGAAAGCTCGCCGCTCATTTTCGCCAGACTGAGTTCCAGTTTATGGACCGCATCGGCATCCGGCATATGCCGGAATTCCGTCTCGATGATTTGAACCCGGTTCGACAGATCCTCGACCTTCTTGGAATTGTCTCTGGATCTGTGCGTGAGGTGGTTCCAGATCGCTGTTCCAAGGGCAAAGACGGACGCAGTGATCGCAATCCATCCCTTGAGCGTGTCCATGTCCATCAATTCCATCCCTGTTCATGATCCTGCTGGCACGGGGCACAACGCACAGCGCCTGCAACAAGTTCGCGGCGGCGAAGAGGAATCGGATCTCCGCAATCAACGCAGGTTGTTCGTGCACTGACCGTTTCCATGCCGCTGGTCACATGGCGAATGCCAGCTTCCCGTTCCCGCTCTGCAAGGGCATTGGCACGGTCAACGTCATCGAATTCACTCATCGCCCGGTCAGCCCTCTGCACTGGCCGGTTTTCGGCGAGGGACAGGAATGATGGCTGGCACAATCTCCCGGTCTGATTTTGGAACCCGGCCCTGGACCTTTTCCCGATTAGGGGGAACCCAGCCGCACTCCGCCCGGCCTGTTTCAAGATTGGCAAGAAGGCCGTCGACAGTTTGCTGGGAGAGCTGGGACACCTCGCGCTCGGTTGGATAGACAGGGGTGAAACCACCACAGGCATCAACCATCTGCCCGGGCCCACTCGCGCAGGCGGCGACGACGCTCATCAGCGCCAAGGCGATCAAGTTCCGCATCTCGGATCATCCTTCGTTTCAAGGTATCAAGGGATTGGGCTTTTCTGCGCAGTCGCTCAGAGCGCGCCCCGCGCTCCATGATCTGGCGGACAATTACCCAAAAAAGGAAAAGGCCCACCAGAAAGGCCGCGAACCGCCGCCCGATTTTTGAGCCGGTAATGAGGCCAAGAAACCACATCAGACCGTCTTGCCCCGCCTGTGGTCCTCAACGCGCGCCGATCCGGCCCGCCAATGCTGGAAGGTCATAAACGCAACGACAGCCAGAAGGGCAAAAAGAGCAATGCGGGACAAACCGCCAAAGGGGGCAATCATGGGCTCGATCGCAGCTATCGCATCCTGGAACGTTGCCGAGACCTCAGACAGGAGAACAAGCCCGCCAAGGCCGATGCCAGCTGCCCCGGTGCCGGTTCCTTTCACCGATGCATCGGCAATGCGTGAACCTTCTTTTTGCAAGGAAACAAGCGTCTCGGTGGTCCGCTTGGCCGGAACCGCCACAAGATCACCTTCCGGAGTATGTTCAACGGTTACATCGTCTTGAATGGGAACGGCGCTTATAAGCGCGTCCTGTGTCTGCTGCCCAACAATGCCGTCCGGCTTCAAGCCGTGATCAGCCTGGAAGGCAACCACCGCCCGTTTGGTCGCTGGCCCGAAGTCCCCATCGACACGAAGAACATAATTAAGGTTGGTCAGCCTTAACTGGAGCCGCTCAACTTTTTCACCTTCAGAGCCAAGGCGCAAACTGGCCGCTCGTGCCTTGTTGCGGACCGTCAGGGATTGCCGCGTCAAGCGGCTGTATTCCCTTTTGATAAGGCGGGTGTAATGGTCAATCTGACCAGGGCCATTGTAGCGGCGAACAATCGCCCGAACGTCTCTGTCCCGAAGCTCATCAAAGAGACCGGAGTTTTCCAGGAACGCAATGAAGGCCGTGTCATGGGCAGCCTCACTTACTCCCAATGCGCGAACAAAGCCCTGGACTGTCGCAAAACCGCATTTGCCGTGGTTGAAGCCCATGATCTGGGCCTTGCCATAAGAAGCCGACTTGAGGCCCGCGTCCTCATCAAGGTCCACCATCTTGCCAAGGCGATCCCAACGGGAATCGGATCCCGATTTCCCAAGGCCGGAATAGTTCTTGCGAGACCATTTGGGGGTGGAAAGCTTCAGTCGCCGCGCCCGAGCGCGCAAGGGTTTCGGCAATAGCCGGTCAAAGATGTGCTTTTCCGGCAGGATGATCAGCCGGTCTTTATCATCAAAAGCCCGGCCACCACTTTCAACGGCAAGGATCGCCCGAAGGAAATCAGCGTCACAGCCAATACGATTGGCAGCTTGCCCGATCGCCCTTTTATCGGCATTCCTTTGGCCGGGGCCATAAGCCAGATATTCGAAAGTGCTTGAATGGGTCACATCACTTGCCTCCTAAAACCGAAGAAGCCCCGGTCGGGGTGTGGTTCTTGAAAGCAAGGTTAGGTTGAGACGTGGGGAAGGTCTTTGGTGACAGATGTCACCATGGGGAGCAAATAACTGGTCAGTTATGGGCTAGAAAAGGCGGGCCTGACGATCGTCAATCAGATCATCCGAATTATCAGCCTTGTGCCGGAACACGGTGCGGCGGCTGATCTTGAGGGCCTTTGCAATCCTATCAGCGCTTTCGCCCTTTGCAAGCCGCTCCTCGATCGCCCGGTGAAGCTCAAATTGACGGGCATTAAACCCAAGAGGCAAATCAATGATTTGCTTGGCAAACGTGTCGCAGATCAGACGCGCGGTTTCAACGTCAAGGATCTGCGCAAGCCAGTGTCGTTCCGTGATCGCCTTTGGATCGGGAAAATAGACACGTGATCCACCGCGCGCCGTTGTCAGCTTGTGGGCAGCTTCCAGCCCGGCACATTCGACCAGGGCACGCATGACGGGCGAGAGTGCCCCCAGCGCCCGCAAAGTCTCCTGTGACGGGGTGGCATCAGTCACGGCGATCTCCCCATTTGGCAAGCTCGCCGTCAATGTGATCTGCAAGGTCTCCCGCGATCTTGCCGAGCTGGAACCGCATGCGGCCATCCATATCGGCGACAAGGCGTTTTTCTTCGATCTGCCGCCTGGTCGCAATCAGGATTCGCAATGTGTGCGGATGGGTGGTGCCCTGATTAAAGCCGCTCATTGCTTCACCTGCCGGACCAGCTTGCCCAGCCCGTTCATGACGGCAAACCAGTCATTGCGGGAGAACTCGGAGAACTCCCGATTGCCGACGGTGCCATTCACAAATTCTGCGAGGGTACCGTTCATTGCGACCGGATGATCACAGGCCAGCAGGATTGCCCACTGGCAGGCCACAATCTGGAACCGTTGGTCATTGAGCAGCTGCGGGCGGTTCTTGTCGAAGGTGAAAAGATCGATAGCACTATGGCCCAAACCCTTCGCCGTCATCTCCCGCAGGATCCAACCCTTCAATGCCTCGATGACCTTTCTGGCGTCGTCCCCATGATGCAGGAACCGGGAGTGATCAATTCCCGTCTGGCGCTTGAGGAAGGACATCATGGCCTTGTCCGTCTTTTGCCGAAACACACCAAGGTTCCAACCGGCTATCCAGAGCGCCTGAAGTTTGGGGGCATATTTGCCGGTGGCCCGATCCGAGCGAGGCTCCGCCTTGCCCATCTTGGTCAGGATTCGGCTATAGGTTTGCGGCGAATGTCCCTTGAGACTGGGAGATCCCGTTACCCCTTCCGCAACAACGCGGAGCTGGTCCTCGTTCATGCTGAGTTCGCGGGCGCGGCCAAATAGAGCGCGGATGCTGGTCATGACACATTGCCCTCCAGCAGCTGGCGTCGCTCTTCGACAATCTGGTTCACTTCCAAAATGGCAGCATCCGCAAGCCGCAAATACCCCTCCCGGTTGAACTCCCAATCAAGTGCCAGATTGCATTCCATCGTCACGCCATCGCCCATTGGCCGCTTGACGATCGGCAGGTTGTCGAGGCTCATTTCCTCACAAATATGCTGCGGGTAGTCATGCCGAAACATGGAAAAGGCAATTCGTTCCCTGTCTGTATGTGCCATTGTCTCAATCCTTGTAAGGAAGCCTTGGGCTGTTCTGCGCACCAACCGGTCCCGCATCACCGAGCGGTTCCGGCTGTGCTCTGGCTTCCAGTTCCAGTCTCAAAAGGTCTTTGGTGATTTCTTCGATCTGGTCATGCAGCTCGCGCTGCCGAGCCTTGCGAAATCTCAGCTTGTAAGCCCGCGCCAGAAGCTCGTCCCGGCGAAGGCGCAAGTTTGTCACCTCACTCAAACCATCTGCGGTGTTGGCGAGGCGGGACATGTCACGTTGTCCCGATCAGGTCCGGGGAATTACCCTGTCCGGCAACACCGTGGGAAAGGTTGACTCTCGCACCGGCTGCATATCCATGAGACGCAGCCTCGCCATATCGGAATTTCCGATTGCGCCGTTTCACATCCACAAGATTTGGAAACTGTTCGCACAACGCTTGAGCCGCCTGTGCCCGTTCTTCGTCATTGCGAATATCTTCGAAGAGTCCCAGCAGCCTGTTACCGAGACGAGCAACCATTCCCGTCTTGAAATCGGAAACCGCTTGCCGTTTGGTCGAAATCGACCGGCGACGGCGATAAAAGCTTGTTACCTTGAACACCTGAACTTCTTTTCGGATTGCCCGATCGCAGACAGTCCAAAGGTAAGTCGCAATCTCCGGGCCTGGTTCTTTACCGAGGAAACGCACGAACATTCCGTCCTCTTTGTCCAACAGGATTGAAGAGGTGTTGGTGCAGGCCGAAATAACTCTCCACAAATGGCACTCCACCGATTGGCCGCGCTTCTGTGTCTGGCTCTCACTTTCGCTCATCTCAAGATCGAGTTCAGAAAGGCCAGCCTTGCGCATAAGTTCCGCTGCTTTGGAAGCCGCTGCCATGGCTTCGGCTTCCGTGCATCCCTTGGACGTGGTTTTCTCACGCAAGGCGCGTATGCGGTCTCTAAGTTTGGCTTTGTCCATCTCCACCTCCATGTCTCTTCGGTTGGCGTGTGAAATCCCGAACCATCTGGCTCTGGTATTTGAGAGCCGATCTTCGAAGATCCCGGTTCATTGAGCCGAGCATTGGCGCAAGCAAGAGCATGAGCGCCGTAACCACCTCGCTGTCTGTCAGATGACGTTTCGCAAACACAGACTGGATATCTTCAGCCGCGTCTGAGATGCGGTGTTGTGATCGGCGGGGCAAGTCAGGCATGGCTCACGCCTTTCCCAAATCAATGGTGACGGTGACCCATTCATCTTCAGGACCATCGCGGAACTTGAAATACATGTGGGTCTTGGTGCCGATGACACGGATTGCTTCCTGAAGGGCCTGAATGCCTTGCGTCCAGAGCGGGTCATCGATGTTGCGGCGAAACAGACGGAACAATTCGCTCTTGTTGATGTTGCCTTCCTGATCCACACGGAAAGCATCGAAGATCAGGGTCTTGAGATTTTCATCATCGATGCCCCCGGATTTGCTGCGGACAAATTCGTCAAAGAACTGTTTTGCGATTTGTAGCTGTGGTCCGAACTCCTGAACGTTGGATTTCCGGATTTCGATCTTCTGGTTTCCATCGAAGGTCGAAAATGTCCGGTTGCCCTTCTTGCCGCCGCGCGGTGCCTTTTTCTTTTCCTCCAAAAGAGCATCGTGAATACCCAAATCCTCGTAGGTATGCCCTTTGAGGCGGGAGAGCTGTGCCGCCATGTCCTTTGCGAAAAACAGACCACGGCGCACGATCTCATCCTCAAGAAGATCTTCTTCGCGGATGGATTTCACAGGGACCAAAGCACCCCGGCTGTCCTTCAAGTAACGAGCGCCATCCCACTCAACCTGACCGGCTGTTTCTGCCTTGCGAACAGCTTCAGCGCGTTGTTCCGGCGTCATGTGAAAGAGGGATGTGGGAGCCTGTGGCAAGCTGTTTTCCATGTCTGTTTCAGGCTCAATCACGTCTGTGTTGCTCATGCTCTGTCTCCTGAATTGTCCGTGGTGGTTTGTTTGGCGGCCCTGATCGCAGCCGTATCGCCATAGTCTTTTCCAGTTACATCCCTCAAAATTCGCCGGGTCAGCTGAAGGTCTTTCAGCCTTGCGCTTTCGCTCATGGCTTCTTCGCGCTGCTGCTCTGCCGGATCGATCGGCATTTGCACCGGCTTTCCAAACCTTCTCAGCGGGGGACGTTTTTCCGCCTTGGGAGCCTCTTTGGGCTCGTTGATCAAGGCATGGGCCTTTTCAATCCCCTGAGCGACTTCAAGAGGCTGGCGACCCATTTCAAGTGCGATCTCCTGAGCGGTCTCGCCCATACGATCGAAACCGAGCAACATTGCCAGTTCTCGTCTTGTCCAATAACCGGTCGAAGTCATGCTGCACCTCCATTGTCAGGTGATGATGGTGTTGGTTTGGGCCGATCCTTTCCGGGAAACTGGATCACGACCGCGCCTTCAGTTTCCCGCTCCCATTGGGTTTCCAATTCACGAAGGCGTTCGGGAACCACTGAACGCTCCAGCTCCAGGCAATCTTCGCAATACTGTTGGAGCAGCTGGGAAAGCCGCATCAAGAAGCGATAAGCATCGCCGTCTTGAGTGGTGCGCCCGGCAACCATGTGGACATGGGCGCCAAGGTTGGCGAGGTTTTGACTAAGAGGCATTGCCACCTCCCTTGATCCGGGAGTGGGGGCAATTGGCCCGGCAGGCACGGTACATGCGCGCAGATAGTGAACTCGTTGCCCGGAACGGTCGGCCCTGCCAGTCAAGGCAGGCTTCGCGGCCAATTATTCCCTGTACGGGACATTGGACCGTCGCGCCCATCAACTTGGCCCGAACTCTGTCCTCGATATTGGTGCGGTTCGTGCCGTATTTGTTATGGATGATCTGGGAGAGCGCCGGATTAGTGTAGCCCAAAAGATTGGCAACATATGTGGTTCCATTCGCCTGGATGGCGTCAGCCAGAACCACGACCCATGCTGGCGGGGAGCCGTCATAGGCATCAAATGCCTTTTCCGGCATTGTGCGGGTGTCTTTCATGACTGGAGCTCCCGCGCTGATAACAGCCCCATAACCTGCTGTTTATTGGGGTCATAAATACCCTCTGAACGAATGACACGCGGGGCACGCGGGCCGGTATTCATGGAAGGTTTGAGGAAGTAGCGGGTCGGTTTTACTTTGCGCGGATCAGCCTGCACCGACAAATAGCCCGACAGTTTGAGCCGCGTGACGTAACTGGCGATCGACTGTTCCGTTGGCGGTGCATCCGAGTGCTGGGTGAAGATGAAAATATCCTGGACGGTGAACCATTGGCGCTGCATGCGTATGGCGGCCCAGATGTGATCCTGTTTGACCGGGGCAATCGTGCCGTCACGGCGAACGCGAGGAACAAAGGGTTCGTTCCGCGCGATCATGAACCGCTTCGGACTGTCAGCTGACACTTCTGCCAAATGGCCGGACTTCAACAGCCGGGATACCAGATCCCTAATGTTGCGGACCTGATCCTGATCAGATTTTGCAAGGATATCATCAACCGAAAAACTCTGTCCCTGGCGGTTGAATTCCTGCATGACCTTCCAAAAATGCTCAAAACCACGGCGGGTGTGGATGGCTTTCGCCTCAAGCTGAACGATCTTCATTTGCCAAGCGCCCTTCTTTGCGGAAGGGAACCGGTCATGATCGGACCTTCGTAGTTTGCCTTGGTCAGTTCCGTTTCGCCGTGGGTGTTGGCATATTCGCGCAGGGACAACATGGTCGTTGCGATCCGCCGTGCCCGACCATTCGTTTCCTTCATGATGTGCCCGGCAAGATCTTCACTGATATTCAGATCAGGGCAGAAATACCGGGCCAGCAACATCGTGTCCTCGATGTCGCAGGGAACCGCGCCAACACGCGCGCCGACCAGGTTGTCGACCTTCTCTTCCGGGTTGATCTTGTAGGGAAGGTTTTCCTCTCCGATCATGATGATCGTGCAGTCGGACTTCTTTTGAAGCGTGCGCGTCAGATCAAGAAGGTTCTTTTTGTAAAGATAGTCGGCCTCATCGATGAGGATCGGCAGGTGCCAATATTCGGTAAGCCGCTCGATCACCAGATCCTTCAGCTGAAAGATCGTGCCTTTCGCGTTCTGGTCTCCAAGCTCGAACAGGATGGCCTTCAGGAACTCCTTTCGGGTCCAGGTATCATCCAGTTCCAACACCGGTGCATCCGGGTATTTGGTTTTCACATAGCCGCAGGCTTCTGTTTTCCCGAAACCGGACGGGCCATAGAAAATGCCGATACCGGGTTGTTTTTCATGACGATGGACAAGGGTGTTTACAAGATTGAGGAGCAAACCCAGATTTTTCAGGGGTGCCCGGTCATTGACTTTCTCGTGAGTGCCTGTCACGTTCTATTCCTCGATTGCATGACTTTCGTCGTTGGTGGCGGTCGCGGGTGAGTGAACTAGTCCTTCGTTCACCCGCTCTTCTTTTCGGCACGCAAGAAACTTTCCCCGAAATCTTCTTCCATCGCCCGGTACGCGGAATACTCTCCACCCCGGCGATACATTTGCAGGAGACGCAAAGCCTCCTCTGCAACTTCTTCTCCAGCTTCAATTCGGGCCTCCAGATCACGGGCGCGGCGATACCGGTCCATTCCTGTGTCTGGCCCTGCTTCCCGGTCTTTCCCGGCTGGTCGAAGCTGGTGAATCTCTGCCATGGCCGGAACTGGTTCGGCGCTGGCCTTGGTATTGGCTTGTGCGGCGTTGCCTGAAACAGCGCCGGATTGATCGGCAAACTCGGCGCGGATCTCGGCCATCATGTCTTTGAGATCAGCTGAAGGCTCGCCTGGCTTGATCGGGGCCGACACCTGCGCTGCCGCATCAAGCGCAGGTGTCGTCCACCGCTCTTCCCGTTGAGGGAAGGCAAGAACCTTGTCCGCTCTGTCCTGTTCAAGGATGGCATTGACCGCATCGCGCGGCTTGATCCGTTTGGCTTCGGCCTTGATCGGCGCGCTTTGTTCGTCCAGATAGGCTTTTTGCATGGCCCGTGTTCTGGCGATCGTCTCGGCCCGGTCATAGCCTGCCAGTTCCGCGCAAACTGCCTGACCAAGATAGGTCTCGCCGGTTTTATCAAAGACCCAGAGCCGCCCGATATCATGCGGGTCCATGCGGCAGAACACGGTCTCTTCCGGCATCACCACGAAATCATCTGGAAGATAATGTTCGTTATTTGCCCGTATGCCTTTTTTGGTGACAATGCGGATGCCGTCGCCTTTCGGGATGGGGGCGAGCAGAACATCAAGAGCACGCTCGTTCACTGTCCGTATCGGGGCTGTGGACTGTGCGGCCTTTCCAGCGGGTGACTGCCGCTTCAAGCCCTCGTGGGGTTTATGGGCATAAACGTCCTCGGCCCACCTCGTCGTCATTTCCTGAAGCTCGACAGGGGATACTTCCACGGAAAACGCATTGTAATCAGAGACCCCAAGCCGCTGTGCAAAGGCGCGCCGCCCTTCGATAACAGACCGCTCAGCAACATTGTGTCCGACAAAGCCTGGAAGCAGCTCAATGAAGGAATGCTGGAACGTCCCGATAACCCGCTCAACATGGGGCTTTTGTTCCGGCGAGTAGGCGTCACAAGTGTGCTGCTCGATCTCAAGGGCTTGCAGAAGGCGCTTCGTTTGTCTGGCAACAAAATCGCTGCCGTTATCGGTTTTCACGGTTTCCGGCACACCCCATTTGAGGATCGCTTCCCGCAAAAGCAGGCCAACCGCTTCGGCGCGTGGCGTACAGGAGATCGTGAAGATGGTCCGGCGCGACCAGACATCAATGCAGGCATAAACGGTCCACCGGCCCTCGGTGGTCAGCATGTCCACCGGGGAGGCGTCGATTTCCCAGAGCTGGTTGAGGCGAACAATCCCGTCCGATGCTCCGCCCGCCATGACAAACCGATGGGTATCTTTCCAGCCATCTGGATCCGTGTGACGCTTGATGGTAGCTGCGTATTCTCCCTTCCATTGCTTGATGGAATTCTGGAAGGTTCTGAGCGACGGCATGTCGTAGCTGGAGCATTCACCCGTTTCCGGGTCGACAACATCAATGGAGTTGCTGAACCTTTTGACAGCCATGTCGCGCAGAGCCGATGCCGACAGGTGTGGTGCTTTGAATATGGCTGCCAGAATGTAGATTTTCAGCTGACCGTTTTCGGCAAGTTCCAAAACACCCTTGCCTTTGCGGCAGGCCGAGCGATCAAATCCAAGGGCTGCCGGTTCATCCCTTTGGGCAGCCTTGCGCCAACGGGCCAGTGTGCGCGTTGAAATCCTCTTGACCTGCTCCTTGATCCAGTCTGGTAGGGGAATGTCACCGGCATCAAACAGGCGAACAAAAAGGTCATCGGCGCTCAAGATGGTAAGACCAGTATCCTTCCGGAACCGGTCGGCAATCCTGAGAACACCCATCCGGGCGACATGGGCTGTCCGCTCCGCGTCCGAGCCACCCAATCCGTCTCCCAGTTCCAGATCCCTATGATCGATCGTCAGAAAACTGCGGACATAGGCGCGCCGTTGTGCGAGTGGCAAAAGATCAATGTGATATTCGTAGCCACCGCCTACGCGGCCTTCACGTTTCCGGCATAGCGGGGAGTTCTGCCAACCTTCGCGATTAATCATTTGCTGTAGGCTGGAGCGAGCATTCGGAAGCCCTTCCAACTTAAGTTCCGCAAGCTCATTGATTGTCAGATAGGTTTTCATCGGGTTCCCCCGATCTTCGCCCGCAGGAGTTTCTTGCGGGTTTCGAGTTCCACCTCATGATCTTCCAGAAGCGCCAGCTCGATTACACTTTCAAACCGGGCCGGGATCACCTTCATGTCGAAGTCTTCAGCCAGAAAGCCCAAAAGCCGGAGTTGTCCTGTGGCATGGATCAACGCGTGGAACCGTTCCACCGTAATGTTGTTGCCGGTCTTGCCTTCCGCCGCATAGGCATCAAGCATGGCAAGGGTCACCTTTTGATCCAGGCGCTCACTCATCAGGTGTGCGATCTCTGCCCGGCCCTTGCCGCAATCTTTCAATGCAAGCCCGAGTGCCCGGCTAATTCTTGATCCGACCCGATTGCCTGGAATGGCTCCGGTCTCATAACCGACCGAGACACGCGGCGGTGTCCAGTCGGAGAACATGTCGATCGTATAAAGATCACGGAGGGTTTTACGTCTACCGGCCATTGAACCAGCCCTCCTCGTCAGCAAGGGCCATGATTTCGGCCTTGTTGGAGCGATAGATCTCGCGGCGGTTGGTCAGCGGCAGGCGTGGAAGCTTGTCCAGAATGCTCTTGTAGATTTTCTCGGTTGGCCGTTCCGCCTTGCCGGTTCGGACCAGAGCAATGGCATCGCCAACCGTTCCAGCTTCCGGCTCTTCCGCAAATAGAATGTTTAAAATCTTGTCCTGTTCGTCAGGCTTACACTCACCCAGGAGCTTCAAGTCAGATTGTTTCTCTGCGAATTTGGTGTTCTTCAGGCGTTCGCGAGTGGCAGGAGAAAGGGCATTGTAGATCGTGATTGCAAGACGAATGGAACGATCACTCAAGCCCGTCTTTTCTGAAGCATTTTGGCAAAAGGAAAAAATTGCCACTTGCCTCTTTTGGCCGCCAATGTGCTGGTTACCGCGCTTGCCACCGTGTTTGGTGTCCGGGTGAAGCGTCTCATAAATCCGCTTTAAATCGAAAAGAGCTTCGCAGCGTTCCAGCGCATTAAAATCCAGCCTTGCAAGATTTTCCAAAATCTCGCGGCGGCGCAGCTCATGAGGGTTTTCGCCTAATTCAGGCGACAATACCCGCGCGTCTATTTCTTTCCATTTGCACAGTTTCGCAGCTGCCAGGCGGTGAGCGCCGGTCACAAGTTCAAATCGCTTGTCCCGCTGCACCACATCAATTGGTGTCAGTTGGCCGTGTTCTTTGAAAGAGACGCTAATGAACTCAGCCCAATCAGGGTCTACGTCACGAGACCGTCCGTCGAGCACATCAATCAATCTGAGTTCGATCTTTTTGTCAGTCATGTAAATGACCTCATTTGTTTCTGATGGGAGAAAAAGACCGGGCGGCAGGTAGCTAGCCTTGTAGGGCCGCCCGGCAAGTTGCTCAGGGAAACGCCAACCGCACTTCAAAAGGGGGAGAGGTTGACAAAAGACGGGTAGCCCCGCGACCGCACCACTAACGCAGGTGCCGCTATCTTAAAGAGGCTCAGTAAGGGGAAATGCCAGCCAGCAAGCACCGCCAATCCCAAGTGTGTTCAGATGAACGGCAATTGCCATGGCTGAGTGTTCATCTTGAAAAACAAAAGCGTCACCAGGCAGGTATCCAGTCTTTGCAAGGACCCGAAGTCCTTCGGCGGTTTCCGTATCGCTGGTTTCACCCGTAAAGAAATACCGTCGCCCTGACTTTGATATCTTGGTCAGGATGAATGCATCATTCGGACATTCAGTCGGTGTCAGATGCTCGCTCTTTTTTTGATCAAGCTGTGTCATCAGGCAGCCTTCCTGTCTGGGGGCTGCGTAGATTTCTGACTAGCGCGCCTGGTCATTTGTTTGGTAGAAACACGAAGAGAGGTTCGAACCGGATAGCGATCCGGCCAAAGCTCTTGGGCAGGGGTTTCGAGGAACTCTGAAATGACCGTCTCGGCAGCACGCACAGTGCGTGTCCAGACATGGGCAAAGGCGCGACGGGATATTCCGGCCCGTTCCGCAAGCTCCTTGGTGGTCATCCCTTGCCGAAGAATTTCGGCATAGATCGAGTGTCGATCCCAGCCATTAACTGGCGGGAACTCGGGCTTGGACAT